CTTCAGGCACAGTTACGCTTTCTTTTGATTACAGCGTAGGAAACCAATCAGTCGAGAACGCACAGACTGGCACTACCTACACATTAGTTTTAAGTGATGCAGGAAAGATGGTCACACTCTCAAACGCATCTGCAATCACACTTACAGTGCCAGCCAATAGCTCAGTTGCCTTTCCCGTCAATACACGCATTGATCTACTTCAATACGGCGCAGGTCAGGTAACAGTCGCGGGGGCAGGTGGAGTGACGATTGCTTCTAAGGCTTCCGCATTGAAGTTGTCAGCCCAATATGCCGGTGCGACACTTTGGAAGAAGGCAACTGATACTTGGGTTCTCGTAGGGGATATTTCAGCCTAATGAGTCCACTACCACCATTAGGGTTTAAGCAATTCGTTGCTGCTTCTACGACCAGTTATGAGTCAATTGCCACAGTCACAGTTGGATCAGGTGGGTCAAGTTCTATCTCATTCACGTCAATCCCAAGTACGTTCAAGCACCTTCAACTTCGTGGCATAATTCGTTCTACTTACAATGATGTTACCGATATGCCTCGCTTAACTATGAATAGCGACAATACCTCAGCAAATTATCGCGCTCACAATATACAGGCCAATGGAACAACTGTTTATCCTGGGGATGTTTCAGGAGACCCGTATCTCCGCTTTGGGCGTGTAGCGGCAAATTCTAATACCTCAGGAATCTTTGCGCCTGTAGTTCTTGACCTGCTTGATTATCAGAATACTTCTAAAAATAAAGTGATTCGCACGCTGAACGGAAACGAGACGAATAGTGCAGACGGCTGGATTACATACTTCAGTGGTCTTTGGATGAGTACGGCTGCCGTAAGCACTTTGACAATCACTACTAGTGCAAATCTTGCTGAGAATTCTCAGCTCGCTTTATACGGAATTAAGGGATAAATAATGGCAGCAGGCAGCACTTATACACCGATTGCTAGCACCACACTTGGAAGTTCACAATCAAGTGTTACATTTTCAAGTCTTGGTTCATATACTGATTTAGTTATTGATGTGACAGGAACATCTGCAGCAGCAGCAAATGTAATTATTCGATTCAATGGTGAAAACACTGGAACAAATTATTCTTTTATAGGACTCAATAATAGGTCTGAAGGCGCTGGTACTGCGGTTGTAACTGCTAGAACTGGTGGCACATCTTATATGAATATAAATTGGTACACTGCGTTTACAGGAGATGCACGATCTCAATCAAAAATTCATATTATGAATTATCGTGGTTCAACATATAAATCAGTTCTGATTCGTTCTATAACTGCCCCTGGTAATTCAACTTTTTCAGGAAATGAAGTAATTACTGGTTTATGGCGTAATACAGCAGCAATTACCTCTGTTCAAATTGTTTGTGATGGTAGCACTTTTTCTTCAGGTTCAACTTTCAACGTATATGGAATTGCGAGCGCATAATGCCAAACACTTTTGAACTTATTACATCAAGCACAGTAGGATCAGGGGGAAGCACTCAGATTGATTTTACTTCTATTGTATCTACCTATACGGACTTGTGCGTTAAAATATCGGCAAGAAATACAAATGCTAATTATGGTGGATTCTATATGCGCTTAAATTCTTCAAGTTCAGGTATTACTGGCAGACGAATTAAGCAGGAAGGCACAACAGCTTCAGGAGATACAAGCACAGAAATCCCATTTGAGCAATCAACTTGGACTGGCTCTACTTTTGGCAACGCTGAAATTTATATTCCAAATTATGCTGGTTCAAATTATAAAACAGTTTCAATTGATGCAGTTACCGAAAACAACGGAACTGATAATAGAAATACATTGAATACCTGGGTGTGGGCTAATACCGCAGCCATCAATTCAATTTCATTTGGAACATTTGATACAGGATTTGCTGATAAATTTGCAGAATTTTCAACCTTCTACCTATATGGAGTAAAAAATGCCTAATCCAACACGAATCGAAATATGCTGCGACAAAGAATGTCCTAATTTTGGGGTTGAGCAGATTATCGAATTGACTGCCGAAGAAATCGCACAGCGCGAGGTAGATGCAATTGCTGCTGCAGCCCGCAAAGCCGAAGAGGATGCCGCACGCGAAGCATTGGCAACTCTCAAGGCATCTGCGAAGGCGAAGCTCATTGCAGGGCAGCCTTTGACTGCCGAAGAAGCCGACACGCTCGTTATCTAAGTTTTATTCACTGGGGGCTAGAATTTAAGGGAGCATCGTGGCATATACACGCGTTTATACAATCACCACCACGCGCCAGGTGATTATGCCGATTGATGGATCAGCACAAGAAGTGCTACTCCATTGCACGAACGGCAAAGTGTATATCGGTGGCGCAGATGTGACAGTTGATAACGGCTACGCCCTAGATGCAGGAGATAAAGAAATTATGACCATCCACGCCAACGATGCCATCTATGCAATCGCATCATCGGGAACCCACCAAATGTCTGTGTTGTTTTTGGTGCGATGAACGCTACAGATTACGCAACCTTATCGGTATCGGTTATTGCCATCATTACTGCATTTGCGGGAGCAATTAGATGGATGGTCAAACACTATCTAGCTGAACTTAAACCCAATGGTGGCTCTTCAATGCGTGATAGCGTGAACACCAACACCGAAAGACTCAACAGAGTTGAAAAAAGGGTTGATGAAATTTATCGAATTCTTATCTCAAAGGGGGAGTAGATGATTCCATTAGCAAAACGCGCAACGCCAGCCGCAATCGCGGTGTTACGCCAGGCGAGTGCGCATTGGCCTAAGCGCAAGAAGGCAAGTGACGGGCTACTTCCTTCAAAGGAACACGTTAAGCAGAATCCCAATTCGGATCATAATTCAGGCTTTGCCGTAGATTTGACCGATGACCCCGCTAATGGGGTTGATTGCTCTTTTATCTATTCCGAGCTTCAAAATGATAAGCGCGTAAAATACTTAATTTTTAAGGGTAAGATTTGGATCAGTAATAAAGGCGAAAAGCCCTACACCGGCTCAAATAAGCACAATAAGCATCTTCACATCTCTATCAAGGAAAACTGCGGTTATGATAAATCACCCTGGTTTCCTTGGGTACCAAAGCCAAAGGCAATAAGTAAAGTAAAGGCTAACCTACCCAAGCCTTTACCTAAGAAGAAGGAGTCATAATGAATACAACAAAGTTATTAGCAATCGTTACCACTTACGCTCGCGCAGCAGTACCGGCAGTTGCAGCGCTCTATATGTCAGGTGTTACTGATCCAAAGACACTTGCTTATGCCTTTATCACCGCCTTTATTGCGCCAATTTGGAAGTCACTCGATCCAAAGGCTACAGAATTTGGGCGTGGGGCTAAGTAAATGAAAAATCGGGGGGATTTTCTTGATGAGGCCAAGAGCCTTGTCAATGGTCAAAGGAATCAAGCACACGGCGATCCGCTAGAAAACCATCAACGCATCGCCGGTATTTGGAGCGTTATCCTAGGCGTTGAAATTAGCGCCTATCAAGCATCTTTGATGATGGTCGGGCTAAAACTAGCTCGCGCCTCATACGCACCTATTGATGACACCTTTACCGATATGTGTGGCTACGCCGCGATTTCAGGCGAGATTAGCCACCGCGAAGAGCGCCCATTATGAGCCGCTTAGTAGTTCTTGTGCCGACAAGAGGCAGACCTGAGAACATTGTCGAGTTAGCCAAAGCCTTTGAAGATACAAAGGCAACGGCCAAGTTGGTAATTGTCTGCGATGAAGATGATCCGAAACTTGAGGAATATAAAGCCACAGGCGTAAGTGGATTGGTCTATCCACGCGAAGGCAAGGGGATGGCAAAGCCTCTCAATAAGGCAGCAAAAGAACTTGCCTATCACTACGACTTTTTCGCCTTTATGGGCGATGACCACAGACCCCGCACTCAGGGGTGGGATATTGCAATCCAAGAAGAACTGAGCAAACTAGGCACTGGGCTTGCCTATGGCAACGATTTAATCCAAGGCGCGGGCCTGCCCACCGCCGTGTTTATGACGGCAGATATTGTGAGAACCCTGGGTGGGATGGTTCCCCCAAATATGATTCACCTATATCTTGATAACTTTTGGCTTCAACTTGGGCGTGACTTGAACGCAATCACCTACCGCGAAGATGTCATTATCGAACACTTGCACCCGATTGCGGGCAAAGCGCAGTGGGATGATAACTACCGAGAGGTGAACGCCCAAGAGGTCTATTCAGCCGATGAACTTGCTTTCAAGGAATATATGGCAAGTGATGGCTACAAGCGCCTGATTGAAGAACTAACGGATCAAGCGTGAAAATCCTTATCACCGGCAGTGAAGGCTTTGTAGGGCGCAACTTCTTAAACTTTTTTGAAAGCAGAAAGTATCAAGTAACCAAGGTTGATATTAAGAATGGCGTAGATGCTCGATTTTTCTTTGCTACAGACCAAACGCATTTTGACCTTGTAATTCATTTGGCGGCAGTTGTCGGGGGCAGAGC